CACAAAACACAAAAATTTATTCAAGGTATTGCAACTATGGCAATGTCATTAGTAATGCCTAAAACAGGAGTAGGAGCTTTTGGTGGTTTTGCATTGCGTTCTACTGCTGCTGATTCTTTTCAAAGTATGAATCAAAAAGGGTATAATACTTATATGAAAAAATTTGAACAAAAACAAAAAGGTGGAAAGTTATCTACTATAATGACAGATGATGAAATATAGTGATTCGAGCTGTAGTAGGTTCACGATGGAAAGAAAAAGTCGGTGAATATGTTAAAGAAAAAGCACATATACATGAAGATCTTGATAATGATTATGAAATAATAGGATTTGTAGAAAATGATGAAATTGTTGGAGGATTATTATTTAGTGGATATGATGGACATAATATTTGGGTTCACTTGGCTTTGGAAAGCCCAAAAGTTTGTAAAAGAAGTTTTATTAAAATGTTATTTGAGTACTGCTTTAATACGGCAAAATGTGGTAGAATAACAGCAATGTGTAGAAATGGATATGAAAGAAACGAAAAACTATTAAAAGGAGTAGGTTTTACTAAAGAAGGTATTGTAAGAAAAGTTATGAAAATTGATAATACATTTGTTGATGGAGCAATATACGGAATGTTAAAGGAGGATTGCAAATGGGTATGAAGCCTAAAATAGAAATGCCACCAGCAGTAGATCCTGAAATAATAAAAAAAGAAAAGGAATCTGAAAAAAAACTAAAAGCTGAAAAAGATAAAATGATTGCATTAGGATCTTCAGGTAATTATGGAACTATATTAACAAGTGGTTCTGGTGTTGAAGATGAGGCAGAAACTTCACAAACTATGCTTGGAGGATATTAATAATGGCAACTTTTGAATATATTAAAAAGCGTTGTGAAAAAATGGAAGGCCAAAGAGGTACTTGGACAGATCATTGGCAAGAAATTCTTGATTATGTTATGCCAAGAAAAGCAGATGTTACTTTATTTCGTTCTAAAGGAATGAAAAGAACAGATGTTCTTTTTGATTCAACAGCAATTACAGCAAATAATCTTTTAGCAGCAAGTTTACAAGGAACATTAACTTCTCCTTCTTTACCATGGTTTTCATTAAAGTTAAGAGATGAAGATCTTAATAATGATAGAGAAGTACAAATTTGGTTAGAAGATACAGCTCGTAGAATGTATGCTGTTTTTAATGATTCTAATTTTAATACAGAAGTACATGAATTATATTTAGATCTTTGTTCTATTGGTACTGCTGCAATGTTTATTGAAGAAAATAGTGAAGGCGTAGCAAATAAAGGAATACATTTTAATACACTTCATATTGCAGAATATTTTATTCAAGAAAATGTTTCAGGACAAGTAGATACTTTATATAGAAAATATAAACTTACAGCTCGTCAAGCTGTTCAAGAATTTGGTGAAGATAATTTAGGTGAAAATGTTAAAAAGGCTTATAAAGAATCTCCTGATAAAGAATTTAGTTTTATTCACGCAGTTGAACCTTCCAAAGATTATGAAAAAGCTGTAGGAAAAATACAAACAAAATTACCTGTTCATTCTTGCCATGTATGTGAAGAAGATAAAATGGTTGTTCGTACAGGAGGATATAATGAATTTCCATATTTAGTACCTCGATGGTCTAAAGCAACGGGAGAAATATTTGGAAGATCACCTTCTTATAATGCTTTACCAGATATTAAAACTTTAAATAAAGCGGTAGAAATAGGATTAAAAGCATGGGCAAAAGCTATTGATCCACCATTATTAGTTACAGATGATGGAGTTATAGGAAGAATAAGAATGACACCAGCGGGAATTACAGTTGTTCGTAGTGATACAGCAGTAAAACCTTTAGAAATAGGTTCAAATTGGCAAATAACTGATTTAAAAGAAACACAATTACGAACAGCAATTCGTCAAGCATATTATTCTGATCAATTACAATTACAAGAAGGCCCTCAAATGACAGCTACAGAAGTTCAAGTACGATATGAATTAATGCAACGACTACTTGGCCCAACTTTAGGAAGATTTCAAACTGAATTTTTAAATCCATTAATTGAAAGATGTTTTGGTATTATGTTTCGTGGAGGAATTTTAATGAATCCACCAGAAGCAGTTAGTAATACTAATATGGATATTGAGTATGTTGGCCCACTAGCTCGTTCTCAACGAATGGAAGAAGCTGTAGCAGTAGAAAGATTATATCAATTAGCTATGAATGTAGCTCAAGTAGATCCCGCTATTATGGATATTATAGATCACGATCAAGCTATAAGAATGAGAGCAAAACTTTTAGGTGTTCCTAAAACACTTTTGCGTAGTGAAGATGATGTAATGGAAATGAGAGAAGCTAAAGCTCAACAACAACAACAAATGATGGAAGCTCAACAACAACAAGCTCAAGCAGATGCAATGGCAAAAACTGGTCAAGCAGTAGAAAAAATGAGTTCACCTCAAGCACAAGGAATGATAGAAGATGCTATGGCTCAATCAGAAGAAATGAATATTCCTACATGACATATGAAGGAGATATAAAAAGTTTAAAAAAGGCTTATTCAGGTACTTTTAATGGTATTGATGGAGAAAAGGTTTTAGATGATCTAAAATCAGCCTATTTTAATGCGGATTCTTTTAATGAGAATCCTTATAAGACAGCCTACCAATGTGGACAAAGGTCGGTAGTGCTACGAATAATAAATTTATTAAGTAATAAAAAACAAGGAGGCTAAATGGCTGATGAACAGACCACAGTAACAGACAATCCTGTAGAAGAAACATCTATATTAGGATCTGAATCTAGTGATAATCAAGATTGGCGATTTCAATTTTCTGAAGAAGTTAAAAATGATCCAACTATTCAAAAAATAAAAAATGCTGAATCAGCAGCAAAAACTTTAATTCATCAACAACAGATGCTTGGAAATAGAATACCTATACCTAAAACAGATGAAGAAAAAACCGAATTATATTCTAAATTAGGTAGACCTGAAAAATCAGATCAATATGAAATTAATATACCTGATACACATTCACAATATTTTCAAGATGAAGCAGTTAAAAATTTTAAAGCTGTAGCTCATAATATTGGATTAAATAATGATCAAGTACAAAAATTAATTGATTATCAGGTAGAATCAGTAACTTTTCAAAATCAACAAGCACAAGGTAATCTTGTACAAGGGAAAGATGAAACTGAATCTTTATTAAGAAAAGAATGGGGTTTTGAATATGATAAAAATGTTAGATCTGCACAAAGAGCAATGAAGGTATATGGAGATCCTGAATTAACAGCTTTACTAAATACTGAAGCTGGAAATCATCCAGCAGTAGTAAGGTTATTTTCTAGGTTAGGTAAAGATGTTACTGAAGATATGGCTAAAAATACTGCAAATAATAGGTTGGCTGTATCACCTTTGGATGCTAAAGCTGAAATAGAAAAAATACAAAATGATAAAACTCATGCTTATTGGGATGCGAGTAGCCCTAATCATATATCGGCAGTTTCGAAAATGAAAGAATTGCATGAAAAAGTATATGGTGAATGATAAAATTGTGTTAAAATAAAGATATTAGTTCCCCCCTTCTAGGATAACGGAACATTAGCCATGATCGGCTTTAAACATTCGATTGATCGTATCGTTTTACGATAAGGTTTCCCGAAAGGATAAAAACCGATTTGTGGAATATAGGTATATGACATGAGGTTATGTATTTAATGTTCTTAATAAAACTAGGAGGCTTGTATAATGTCTACTCAAATTACAACGGCTTTTGTCGAACAGTATAAGAGTAATGTATTACATTTAGCTCAACAAAAAGGTTCTAGATTAAGAGATGCGGTTCGTTCTGAAACAGTAACGGGTAAAGCACACTTTTTTGAAAGAATCGGTTCAACTGCAGCTCAAAAGCGTACTTCAAGACATTCAGACACTCCAAGAATGGACACTCCACATAGTAGAAGAAAAGTTACTATGGATGACTATGATTGGGCTGATTTGATTGATCAGGAAGATAAGGTGAGATTATTAATTTCACCTCAATCTGAATACGCAATGGCTGGAGCTTGGGCAATGGGTAGAGCAATGGATGATTCCATTATTGCGGCTGCTGTAGGAACTGCATATGGGGGCGTAGCGGGTGGTACATCCGTTTCACTACCAGCGGGGAATAAAGTAGCTCACGCATCAGGTGGTCTAACTTTAGCAAAATTATTATCTGCTAAAGAGATTATGGATGCGGCTGACATTGATCCTGATGAACCTAGATATTTAGCTTGTGCGGCTGGTCAAATCACCGACTTGTTAAATGTTACACAGGTTACATCTAGCGATTATGCAACTGTTAAGGCATTGGCTCAAGGAAGTCTTGATTCCTTTTTAGGATTCAAGTTTATCCGTACTCAAAGATTAGGTACTGATTCTGATGGTAATCGTCAAGTTACGGCTTGGGCGAAATCAGGTATTGGACTTGCTCTTGGAGCAGATATTAAAACTAAAATATCTGAAAGAGATGACAAGAATTATGCAACTCAAGTTTTCCTTTCTATGACAATCGGGGCAACTCGTATCGAAGAAGAAAAAGTCGTAGAAATAGCGTGTACTGAATAGGAGTAAGTTATGGCTGTTACAACACAAAAGGGTAATGAAATTACAAATCTTGATGCTGTTCCATCCGTTCCAGCGGAAACTACCAAGTTACATGGAAGGTTGAGATTTGCGTATTTTAGTCATACTCAAGATGGAGCTGGTGATGCTACATCATCTGTAGAGGTTGCTAGGCTTCCCGCTGGTTCTGTAAGAGTGCTAGGTTCATTATGTAGAATTAAACATAATTGGACACAAGGTAGTGCTACTATGGACATTGGCTGGGATGCTTATACTGATTTAGATGGAAGTAGTGTTGCTGCTGATCCAAATGGTATGGATGACGGCATAAATGTAGATACGGCTGGTACAGTTAGTGGTATTTGTACTGCAATAACAACAGATAATACGAAGTTATTTGAATCTAAAAATAAAATATCTATTAGATTAACTTCTCAAGATGTTGCTTTCGCAGCTTCAAGTACTGTGTACGGCTATATTGTTTATGTTGTAGATTAAACATAAATTAGAGGGGCGATTGAAAAATCATCGCCCTTCTGTTATTATTATAAATTAATATGGCTACAGAAGTTTCAATATGTGCAAACGCATTACGAAGATTAGGAGATTCTCCTATAACTTCATTAACAGATAATACTGAAAGAGCTAGGCTATGTAATTCTTTTTATAATGAAGCAAGAGATGAAGTTTTAAGAACACATCCTTGGAATTTTGCTATTACTAGACAACAATTATCACAATTAACAGATACACCTCTTTATCAATATTCTTATCAATATTCATTACCTACAGATCCTTTTTGTTTGCGTGTTTTGGAAATGGAATATTCTGATTATGTATTTAAAATAGAACATCTAGCTGGTACAGGTAGAGTTTTACTAACTGATGAAGGAACAGCAAAAATTTTATATATTGCTAGAGTAACAGATACAGCTCAATTTGATCCATTATTTATAGATACTTTAACTGCAAAATTATCTGTAGATCTTGCTTATCCTGTAACAGGAAGTGTGCAATTACAACAAAATATGCAAAAACTTTATGATGCTAAACTTCGGGAAGCTAGAAGTGTTGATGGACAAGAAGGATTTCAAGATGATCTTGTTTCTGACACATTTACAGACTTTCGGAAGTGATAAATGGCAAGAGTACATCCCTTTCAAACTAATTTTACTGCTGGTGAATTAACGCCAAAATTGGCTGGTCAAACAGATTTTAAAAAATATAATAATGGTGTTGAAACATTAGAAAATATGACAGTATTCCCTCAAGGAGGGGCTACAAGAAGATCGGGTACACGATTTGTTTGTGAAGTAAAAGATTCTTCAAAAGCTGTACGATTAATTCCTTTTGAATTTAATATTACTCAATCTTATATTTTAGAATTTGGTAATCTTTATATTCGTTTTTTTAAAGATAATGGACAAATTACTGAAGCCAATAAAACTATTACAGGAATAACTGCTGCTAATCCAGCCGTTGTTACATCTAGCTCACATGGATATTCTAATGGAGATCATGTATGGATTAGTGGTGTTGTTGGAATGACAGAACTTAATTCAAGAAGATTTACAGTAGCAAATAAAACAACTAATACTTTTGAATTATCAGGTGTAAATTCATCAGGATATACTGCTTATTCATCAGGTGGTGTAGCTAATAAAGTTTATGAAATAGCAACTACTTATACAGATTCACAAATTTTTGATTTACAATTTACACAATCTGCAGACATAATGTATCTTGTTCATCCTTCCCATGAACCAGCAAAATTATCAAGAACTGATCATACATCTTGGACTTTAGATGATGTTGATTTTCAATCAGGGCCTTTTCTTGACACAAATACAACAACTACAACATTAACAACAAGTAATCAAACTGTAGGAACAGGAAGAACTTTAACAGCATCTACAAGTACTTTTGCTTCAACAGATGTGGGCAGATTAGTAAAACTTCAGGATGGATGGGGAAAAATTACAGGATATACAAGTGCTACAGTAGTTACTTGGACAGTTAGTAAAGATACGGGAGGAACTTCAGCACAAACTTCTTGGGCTTTAGGAGCTTGGTCAAATACAACAAGTTTTCCTCAAACAGTATCTTTTTATGAACAACGATTGGTATTTGCTGGATCTACTGATTATCCTCAAACAATTTGGGCATCTCAATCTGGTGAATATGAAAATTTTGATGTTGATGATGCAAGTGCTTCTGATGCTTTTATTTATACCATTGCAGCTAATAGAGTTAATTTAATACGATGGTTATCTCCCGCAAGAGATTTAGTTGTTGGTACGGCTGGTGGTGAATTTAGGGTAGGTAGGCCTACAGGAGAACCTTTAAAGCCTGATAATGTAACAATTACACAACAAACTACATATGGTGGTCATACTACAGAACCTATACAAATTGGTAATGCTGTAATGTTTGTTCAACGACAAAAGAAAAAAGTAAGAGAATTTGCCTATAGATTTGAAGATGATGCTTATGTTGCTCCTGATATGACTTTATTAGCTGAACATATTACAGGAGATGGAATTGTAGATGTAGCTTATGCACAAGAACCTGAATCTGTATATTGGGCAGTAAGAAGTGATGGTGTTTTATTAGGAATGACTTATCAAAGAGATGAAGATGTTATAGCTTGGCATAGACATATTCTTGGAGGTAAGGATGCACAATGTACTATTACTGTAACAGATTATGCAAATATTATTGTAGGATCAAAATTAACATTAACAAAATCAGATGGTACTACAGCTACATTTACATCTGAAACTGCTGGTGGATCTTCTCCATCCGAAACAAATGGATGGCGACCAAATACAAATAATAACACAACGGCTGATAATATTTATACTGCTATAAATGCACACGCAGATTTTACTGTATCTAATCCAGCCGCTAATATAGTAATAGTAAAAGAAACATCACCTAATGGAACGGGATTATTAACAATAACTTCATCTGATTCTGTAAGATTAGCAGTTTCAGATCAAGTACATTCAAAGGTAAAAAGCGTAGCTACAATATCTGAAACAATAGAAAATCAAGTATGGATTGTTATTGAAAGAATAGTTAATGATTCTACAGTTAAATATATAGAATATCTAGATTCAACATTAAATATGGATTCAGGATTATCAGGAACAGTTACAGGATCATCAACAAAAGTAACTTCTTTAGAGCATTTAGAGGGAGAAGTAGTACAAATACTTATAGACGATGCTGTTTATCCTACACAAATAGTATCAAATGGAGCTATTACTATCAGTTTAACTAGCTCTTATTCCTCTAAACCTATTGAAATAGGCTTGGGATATAATTCTACCTTAAAAACTATGAAAGTAGAGGCTGGAGCTTCGGCTGGTACTGCACAAGGTAGAAAAAAAAGATATAATGAGGTATTAGTTAGATTATTAAGTACAGTAGGGGCTACGATTAATGGGGATCAGTTGCCTTTTAGAACATCGGCTAATGCTATGGATGAATCAATATCTTCTTTTACAGGGGATAAAAGGGTAACAAATTTAGGATGGGATCGAGAAGGACAAATTGTAATTCAACAAAAACAGCCTTTACCTATGACAATTCTTGGCATAAGTGGTACATTGGTAACGAGTGATTAATATGGAAAATTTAGAGCAATTAAATAGAGATTTGAAAAAAGAAAATAAAGAGATAAAAATTCATAATAAATTTTTAGAAGAAAGACTTGAAAAATGGGCTGATAAAAATTTTGATCTTCGCCAAGAACTTATGAAATTAAATCCAAAAGTTGAAATTGAAAAAGACAAAATACCTGTTTCACAGGAGGTTAAATAATGCCTTTTCCTTGGATGGCAGCATTAATTGTTGGATCTACAACTATGTCCTTTATGGGCAGTATGGCTACAATTGATAATTATAAAAAGATTGCTAGTTTTAATAAACAAAAAAATGATATTAATTTAGCTTATAATAGAATATCTCTTAATAAAAAAACAGCTAAATTATTAAGCGAACAAAGAGCTGGTTTTAGTGCTAGTGGAATAGCTTTTCAAGGATCACCGCTTCTTATTCAGAATGAAACAATTAAATCTTATGAAAATGATTTATTTTGGCTTGAAAAAGGAGCTGTTCTTAAAGCTACAGAAATTGATATTAAATTAGCTGGTAGAGTTACAAATGAATTATATAATGCTGGTTCTTCTTTACTACAAGGTGGTATGGATATTTATAATATGGATAAGGCAGACAAAGCCGCTGCAATGGGATTCATAACATAATGGTTAAAATTCCAAGATATAAAGAGGGAACAATTAATTTCCAAACAACTCAAACAGATTTAGGAGAGGGTAAAATAGCTTCTGGTTCTGCTACAAATTTTGCTAATAATGTAAGACAATTAGCAGTAGAAACACATAAACAAAAAACTAATCTTGAGGCAAAATTAAGAAGATTAGAAATAAATACAAATAAAGATTTAGGTACTTCGCTTGTTTATAAAGATGTAACAGAATATAACGATAGTTTATTAGATAGAGAAGATTATTTAACACCTGATAATTGGTTAAATGATTATAATAACAATGTAGATAAATGGAAAAAGAAATATAAAAAACAATTTGATGAACAAACTTGGACAGAATTAGAGCCTATTTTTAATTCTACTATTTTTGAAGGAAGAACAAAAATTAATCAGCAAATTAGATCACAAAAAATTAAAAATGCGGGAGTAGCCTATAATCAAAGTGTAGAAACTTTTAAAGATCAAATAGACAAAGCTGAAGATCCTTCACAAATTACTGCTGCTTGGTTATCTATGCAAGATATAATTAAGAGAAATCGTCAAAGTAATTTATTTGATGATGAAGTTGCAACATTACAGTATTTTGAATTAGAAAATTTAAAGGATCAAGCTATTGCTTGGTTAGCTGTTAAAGAGAGTGAATTGATACAAAATCCTTTTGGAAATAATGAAACAAATTGGGAAGGTGTATTAAACAATTTAAAACAAAAAGATGAAGATGGAGAATATTTATATGTTCCTAGTTTAGATCCTGATTTGCGTAAAATTATGATTAGTGAAGCAGAATCTAATTTTAGTAATCAAACTAATACTCATCAATCAATGTTAGATAAAAAGAATAAAGTGGTAAAAAATGATTTTATTAGTGAATTTGTTGAAATACGAAATGGAACAGAAAATGGACAAGAATTAGCTAGAGATTTTGCTACAAGAGTAAGTGATTCATCTTTAATGCCTAGTGAAAAAACAGCATTATTAAATAATTTTTATTCATGGCAAAATTCCGATAAAACAACAGTTGAGCCTTGGGAAACAGCTCAAGGAACACAGGCTACTACATTAGCAAATATGTTTGTTTATAGTGGATTAATAGATACAGAAACAGAAAGATCTTTTTTAACTGAAATATATGGTAATCAATTAATATCAAATGAAATGTATAGCAAGTTAAATAATAAAATAGATGATAATATTAAAGAAAAAAACCAATATAAAAAAACTTTATATAAAAGTGCTATTCTTATGTTAGCTGATGAAATTGGCTCTAAAGAATTATCTACTTTATTACAAGATGTTCAAGGTATGGATGCAGCAGATCTAATGTTAGCTTTACAAACAAATTATGGAAAAGAAGTTTATGATACAATAAATTATTTTAATCAAGTCCTTGCCCATGGAGAAAGTCAAGGTTTTAATTATGTTAATATGCTATCAAATCAATCAAGTCCTAATTATATTATGAATAACATATTAGAATTTTCTAAAGAAGCAGTAAAAAATAAATCTGGTGATTATACTAAATTTGATTGGATAACAAATATTGATAAAGATAAACCTTTTGCTTTAGCTACAGGAGTATGGTTTGAAGGAAAACAACCTATTCTTCCTAATTATGAAATTCCTTTAAGAAAGGAAAATGAAACAATACCTCAATATCTAAATAGAGTAAAAAAAGAATTTACTGCAAAAAGTTTAGAATTACCTTCTGTTATTTCAGGTACTCAATTTGAAGAAGATTTTGATTTTAATACATTAAACATTTTACCTGATTTACAGGAGTAAACATGGTAACACTTACTCCATTACATTTAAAACAAGCTGGTTTTAGTGATGATGCTATTATTCATTGGGTTAATAATCAAAGACCTATGCTTAAAAAGGCTGGTTTTAGTGATATGGAAATCAATAAAACCTATGGATTAAAAGAAGTAAAAAGTAATATTCTTAATGATAATGATATGAATGTAGATGCAAGTCTACTTAATAATCAAAATACCGAGCCTTTTGATGATAATGTAAATAAAATCAATAAAGATAATGTTTCTAATAGTGATACATCACAATCTGTTATTAATTCTGAGATTAATGCAAATCAGGAAAATCAAAGTGAATTTTTAAAACTTTCAAAAGATGAACAGAATCAAATTAAAAACAAAGTTTTAGAGGCATATGAAAAATTTAAAGGCGATAATAATGGAAGGATAGGGTTTATAGATTCTTGGTTAAACGATCATTTTCCTAATTTAAGCTATAACGATATTAAAGAAACAAATGAAATTAAGCTAATGAGTTCAGCTTTAAATGAAGATCAAACAAAAAAATTAAATGATTCAGAAGCAAGAGATATTCTTGAGGGAAATGTTGGTTGGAACGCAGATACAAATAGATTTGCTTATAGCAAGGAATATGAAGAATTATTAAAACCTGAAAGAATTAAAAAGAAGGAAGATGAATTAATTGAGGATTTTCAAAAAGATAAAGAGGTATATATTTTAAATACACCCCTGACAACAGGACAGGAAACAAGGAGTATATTAAAGTGGGCGGTAAAAAATTATGGATGGAATGAACAAGAATTAGAATCTTGGAATAACTATATAAGTTTTATATCATCTCTTGAATCTGATAATAGAAATATTGCTAGTCCTGATGGTTCGGCTTGGGGAGTATTTCAATTTAAGGAACAATCTCTTGTAACAGCATTAAATCGCTTTGTTAATACTCAACGATCAATGAATCCTGATTATGTAGTGCCTAAATGGGTTGAAGAAGCCTACGATCATAAAAACGCAACAGCCCTAACTCTTGATCAACAACGAGCTATTACAATGGCTAATTTTTTTCAAATCGGGCCTGATGAAATACTTAATAGAGCTGGTACGGATCAATTAATTAAAAAAATAGTTCAAGGTGATATAGAGGCAATGAAATCTTTATATAAAGATTATCATCATGCAGATTGGGAACAAGATGATAATGGTGTTTGGAGTGTAAAAGAAAATGCTGAATTAGATGAAAGAATGAAACGCTTTGATTTTTGGGGTACAATGGATGTAGGGTATCAAAATCCTGAATTAGCAATGTTACCTAGTAATTGGGTGTTTCAAGATGGATGGCTGGGAAAAATAGATAGTTTAATTTCCTATTACGCTGGTGGTCAAGGAAATGAAAATGTATTTAAACAAGGATATAGTCAATCTGTTATAGGAATGTTTGACCAATATATTGAATGGTCTTTGGATCATCCTGAAGCATCAGGATTAGAAAAAGAAGATATGATGAAGGAAATCTTTATGTATCAAGGTCAAACTTTTCACAAAGAAATTATACAATCAGCTATAACTTTAGGAGCAGATATAATTCCTATGGGAGTAGGATGTTTTGCTGCTGCTGTAGGTTCTACAGCAATTACAGGAGGTTGGGCTGCTCCAGCCGCCCCTGTTACTTGTATGGCGGGAGCTTTTGCCTTGCCTGAAGTATTACGACATTCTTTTACCGAAGCTATGATAGACGGAAAAGTAAATAATTTTGAAGAATATATGGATCATCTTATTGATATTAAAACTGCTGTTGTTGGAGGAAAAATGGCATTTCTTGGAGCAGCAACATCAGTAACGGGATTAACAACACAATTTGCTACAAAATCTATGATTGGTACAGGAAATTTATCAAAGACTGTTGTTGGAAAATCAGCCCCTACAGTAGCACGATTAAGTTCTGAAATTTATGTAATGACAGAATTAGGAGCAAGAATGAATGGTCATGTTCCTACAATGAGGGATTTTACCCATACAGCCGTATTGATATTTGGATTTCACACTACAATAGGTCAGGTAAGAAATTTAATTAATATATACAAAGAACACGCTATTCATCCTGATACAATACTGATGATTACTGATCAAAGGCCTGAAGTAAAAGAACAGTTATTAAGAAATGAAACTCCTGATTTTATTTTAGATACTCAAAAAAAGTATCTTCAAAAATTAGAAGAATCATCAGAAATAAAATTAATAGAACCTCCTAAATATCAAATTAGTGAAAAAATAAATATTAATGTTAGTGGAACAGAACAGGGTATTATTGTTGGAAAGGAAGTTGTAGGTGGTGAAGCAGTATTAATTGTTAAAAATTCTCAAGGAAAAACAGTACCTATTCTTGAAAGTCAGGCAAGAAAATTAGATCCACAAAAAGATAATCTTAAAGTTGAAATTGAAGCAGATGGAAACCTTAAACTTACTACTGTTGATACCTTGCCTAAAGATACTGTTCAAACAGGAAGTAAAAGTAATAAAAATTCTTTTGAAACTAA